CGTCCGAGACCAGGAAGAGCCCGCCGGAGATGAGCTTGGCCCAGGCGCGCCGCCGCGCCTGGCAGTCGAGCAGGGGCTTACAGCTCCGGTCCACGGCCGAAGCCTGGGGGCAGGCGAGGGCGGTCTGGCGGCACTCGGCGTCGAACCTGGGCGTGACCGTCTCGTCGAGCTTCAGGAGCGCGCGGTAGGCGGTCTCGAGGCCCTGGGTGGTCTCTCCCGAGCGAAGGAGCCCACAGCCCATCGAGCCGAAAATGAGAACGAGAGCCACGATGGCGAGGCCGAGAAGCGCTGCTACGGCAAGGCGTGGGGCGGTCATGGCTTCACCCCCGCGCGCGGTGCCGGGGCGATATCCTGGCCGGGTAGCTTGAGCCAGAAGAGCGGCCCTCGGCCCGCCGCGGCGCGCAGGCTCGGGAACCAGGCCAGCCACTCGAGGCCACGCATCAGGACCCGCTTCCAGGTCGGGTGCTTCGTGGTCCAGTGGGGCGTCAGCGCGTTGACGATCGACAGCGCGAGCCAGGCGCCCGCGAGACTCGCGAGCTCGGGGTGGTCCTTGATCCAATCGAGTAGGGGCCTCATCGGCACCTCCTTTCACATTTCTGTTCAATGGCCTTCAGCGAGGCCTCTGTAGCCTTGAGCCGCTCCCACATCTCCGCGCGGAGCAGCACGTGGTCGGCGCGCGAGATGTAGCCCTTGACCAGCCCGGTGTGCGCGGCCTCCACCTGCTGGCTCTCGTGGGCGCGCATGGCCTCGATGATCTTCGAGCTCACCCGGGCCTCGAGCCAGGTCATCACGTAGTAACCCCCGACGAGGAGCCCCGCGCCCCACACCAGGAGCTTGCGCAGGTTGCCCAGGGTGAGCCGCTGGGCCTCGATGTCCGGCACACCGTCGGTGGTCGGGCGCCGCCGCTGGGTGGCCTGCTCGAGCGCATCCAGCGCTTCCCGCCGGCGGTCGTCGTCGAGAGGGGGCGGGGGCGTCACGGGTCACCTCGTGAGCGGCCGCATGGTGACGCGGACGCCGGCCACGTAATCGCCGACGTTCGCACTGCCGAAGCGCAGCACGATCTGACGGTTGCTCCCCGCGGCGAGACTCAGCCCAGAGATGGTGTGGGTCTTCCAGCCCGGGTAGGAATCGAGAGTGATGGATTGCAGGCTCACCGTGGTGGCCTTGCTCGGGGCGCTTCCAGAGGAGTCGAAGTTCCGATCGCAGTGGAGGACCGAGATATTCATACCCACGTCCGTGAGGTACACCTTGAGGTTCACGGCCGAGACAATCCCGCCGTCGCGCAAGTCCACCACGGCGTAGAGGTTCTTGTAGGCCGAGCGGCAGACGAGGCCCTTTTCTTCCTCGTCGTAGACCTGCTTCCATGACGGCAGGTTGTCCCCATCCAGCTCTGGGTGAAACTCCACTGGCGCGCAGTAGTGGTCGGCGTAGAGCTTGCCGATCGCGTCCTGCATTTCGTTGACGAGCGCCGAGGGCAGGTAGAGCCCGGAGGCAGCCTCGAAGTACCGAGCATCGTAGGGCCACGCCATCGATCACCTCATACAGAGAGCACGTCCCTGTCGAGCAGGGAGTAGGGGTCGTCGCAGCAGAACGAATCGGACTCGCCGACGAGGATCAATGTGTGACCCTGCTTGCAGCGGTCCATCAGCCGCTGAGCGGTCCGGATGTCGTAGGCCCCAGGGTCCTCGACGTCGCGGTGCACGTAGGCGAAGAAGATGTCCTCGGGCGCGTCGCCCGGCAGGTGCGCGGCGCGCATCTCCACGAGCTCGACGTTGTTCGCCTGCTTACCGTAGCGCAGGCGCAGCTCCGCGAAGCTCATCGAGCCTGCGTGGTAGCCGGGGCGGTTATTGCCCACGAAGACCCCCGCCTCGGCCGGGCGGAGGGTCGTCGCGCTGTGCACGTGGAGCGTCGTCAGGGCGTCCAGGCTCGCCCCGTACTTAAAGGTGTAGGCCTTGCCCGCGCGCTCGAGGACCAGCCAGCAGGGCTCGTCCGGAGCGGCCGCGTCCGCGATCGTGGTCACCACGCCGTCCTCGATCTCGTCGGCCACGAGGCGCCGCTCACCCGGGGTCCACCCCTCATGGATGCGCAGCCGCACTGCCGCCGTCAGGCTCTCGAGGATGGTCACCCCGCCGTGGGCGCCATCGGTGAGGCTGTCGGTCTGGACCTTGGCCATGACGGTCACGCTGTCGTCCCGGTCCACGAGCTCGAGCGTGCAGAGGACCCCGTTGGCGTTAAACGCGTCCCAGCGGGAGTTCACCCCCTCGTCCACCGTGAGCTGGAGTATCCCTGCGCCCTCGCCGATGCTCCCAGCGCCCGGGCGCTGGATGAAGCGCCACGAGACTGTCCCGTCGTCGAAGCGGTCCCAGAAGGCGTGGGTGGGGGCGAGGACCGAGGCCAGCATGTTGCGCAGGGCCTTGGGCGTCGAGGGCTGCGCTCCGCGCCAGACCGAGAGGCACGCGGCCTGCCGGTCTACGAGGGTGGCGTCGGCCAGCGGGACGATGCCGAGGAGCGCTTCCCACTCGGTCAGGCATTCGGCCGCCGTGTGGGGGAAGATCTCGCGCTCGAGCCGGTCCACCGCTACCTGGCCGTCGTCCCCGAGGGCCCGGGCGAAGGTGCGGAGCTCCTTGTTCGAGAGCGTGTCGTCGCTCGTGCTGTAGACCCCCGGCGGCTGAATCGAGCGCAGCACGCGGTAGAAGGCCTGCGCGCGCGAGGATGCTCCCCCGAACTGCGTGCCCCCTCCGAACTGGCTCCAGCCGCCGAACTGCATGGCCTACCCCGTCAGCGCGACGAGCATGTCCACCTCGAGGCTCGGGGTGGAGCCGGCGGCCCAGCTGCCATCGGTGGTGATGGCGATCCCGAGCTGGTCGCCGGCCACGAAGGCGGCCTCGGCGACCGACGGAAGCTGCACCACGTAGTGCGCCTGGGTGTTCGTCCCGTTGATGACCAGCGGCAGGTTCGCCTGGACCTCGCCGTTCTTGGTCCACTTCACGGTGAGCGTGCCGCCCGTGCGGGCGTTCTCCACCCGGGCCGAGAGGTGCGTCACCGCCCCCGGCGCGGGCGCGACGAAGCGCTTGAGGGCCGCGTCCCCGGCCGAGCCACGGGCGAGCTCCACGTCCGTCTGGCCCGCGGTGACGTTGGCCTGGCTCCACATGAGGGCGACGAGGTTGCCGGGCCGCAGCCGGAGCGCGACCTCGGCCAGCCCGGCCACGATCTTGTTCCACAGCGTGGCGTCGAGGTCCCGGGTCACGTCGTGCACGGGCTCGCTGTTCACCATGCCGTCTCCGCCGAGGTAGGTCTTCAGCGTGGCGAGGGTGGCCTGGGTGAAGATGCTGGTGCTCACAGCCATGGGTGCCTCCTAGAGCGGCCTGACGATGACGTAGTTGTAGACGAGGAGCGCCGGTGCGTCGGGATACCCCGGGTCGGTCGGCACGACCGGGAACGTCGGGGACGTGAAGGTCACGTTCTTGACCCCGGGGACGCCCATCACGACCGCGTAGGCGCGCGCCGCAAGGAGCTGGTCGTCCCAGGTCTGCTCGGGATCGGCGGCCGTCCCGCGCGCGGGGCCCATCGTGTCCATGTAGTCCCGAATGGCCTGCTGCACGGGCTGCGAGAGCGGCCCCGCGGGGTAGATCGCTGCACTGCCCGGCGGGCCTTCCACGAAGGCGGTCTTGAGGACCGTCGTGCTCCCCGCCACGGACTCGACGACGTGCACCTCGCCCCAGCACATGATGCGGTGGCCGGCGAGCAGCGCCGCCGGAACGGGGGCCGCCCAGGTGAGCGTGCGCGTGGCGGCGTCCCAGGAGACGACCTCCCCGGTGGTCCAGGTCGAATCCCAGCCGTAGCCCACATGGGGCAGGACGTTGATGAGCCACGCCACGTTGGTGATCGTGGGCGCCAGGACCGCCACGTCCCGCGTGCAGGCGGGACACTGCGCGAGGACGGACTCCTTCGCCGCTGCCACGAGGGTTGCCGACGGCGCGCGCGCGGCGCCCGTCCCGCGGGCCGTGACCACCACATCCACGATGCCGAGGCCGCGGCGCCCGGTGGGAGCGGCCGAGCTCGGGCCGTAGACGTAGGCCTCGGCGACCCCCGAGACCTCGCGCGCCCAGGTCCAGTAGTCCGAGAAGCGTCCCCCTGCGGGAGGGTTCTGGATGGCGTGGAGCACGCGTACGAGGAGGTCGGCGTCGGACTCCTCATCGATGGCGCCCGCGATGCCCGGGCTCACGACCTCCGCCTGGGCGGTGATGCCCGCCGGCGGGTTCTCGAGCGTGATCTTGTCCCCGACGGCCCGGTTGGCTGCGGTGCCAAGGGTGATGGACTCCACGTCGCATTCGATCTCGGGGTCCCCCACGGCGGGGATGGTGCCGCCGGTGAGCAGGGCATAGCGGGCGCCGCTCGTGTGCGCGCCCGTGGCGCCGGCGGCGATGGTCGAGCCGGGCGTGCCGAGGACCTTGAGCGCCGCGAGCCCCGTGGCCTTGGTCGCCCCGAGCCGCGCGCCCTCGCCGAGCCGCGTCTCCGCGTGGAGCTCGAGCGCCTCGCGGCTGGCCGTGGCCGGGAAGAGGTCCTCCTGCACCGCGGCCACGTTGACGTGGAGCCCGAGGAGCCCGTCCGCGAGCATCTGCATCCTGACCCCGATATCGGAATCGCGCGTGGGCGTGATCTCGGGCAGCAGCGCGTGGAGGTACGCCAGGAGGTCCGTGATCAGCTGTTCGCGGTCGGGGACGGTGATGGCCATGGCGCTACGCCAGCTCCTGCATGAAGGGGACGATGCCCTCCGGCGGGGCGGTGAGCTCGATGGGGATGACGAGGAGCCCCGTCAGGCTGTCCTGCTGGAGCTCGCCGATGTCGATGGCCGTGAGTGCCCCCTCGTCGAGCAGGGGCTGCAGGGCCTCCCGAATGTAGGTCGCGGCCTTCCGGCGCCCCTCGGCCAGGCTCCTCAGGGTGTGGATGCGGCTGCCGAGGTCGGGATCGTAGATGTACTGCCCGCGGCGGCACTTCAGGCGGAAGTAGCAGCGGGTAGCGATGCCGCGCTCCCGCACCAGCTCGCCCTTGGCGGTGACGTAGGCCGTGGAGCCGATGGTCCAGAAGGTCCCCGCGGGATCGTGCTCGGGGGTGCGCTTCTCGAGCACCACGACCGTCGGGCCGGCCTCGGCCGGCTGGTCATCGCCCCCCCACGAGAGCCCGAAGGTCAGCCCGTAGCTCATGGGTTACGCCACCATCGGAAAGCCGTTGATGAAGTAGCCGTAGTACTCGCGCGCGAGCTGGTCCCAGAGGGCGTCGTTGGCCGTGCCACCCGGCCACCAGCCTTGAGCGGCGTACCAGCCGGCCAGGAGCGCGAGGTCTCCGTCGAAGGGGGATGAGCTGTTGAACTGCCCCTGGGCTCCGATGGCGAACTTCGAGCTGCAGGTGATGGAGCTCGAGCCGAGGTTCAGGGTGGCGCTCGCGTAGCGGGCCCCGTCGAGGTAGAGCCGGAGCGAGCTCGCGCTGTTTTCGTCCTGGTCCACGAAGCCCATGAGGAGGTGCCAGGCATCGAGGTCCCCACCCGAGAGGGCCGCGCCGGTCGCCGTCGCGCCCGCGCCGGCCAAGGTGGACCAGCGGAAGGCGATGGTGTGGTCGCTATTCACGCGGGCCCAATACCCCTGTTCGTTGCTAGAGGCGTAGATGCTCTTGCCGAAGAGCACGCGATAGGTCGCCTCGTTCTTCTGGTAGAAGGCGCAGAGGAAGGCGAAGTCCGAGGTAGTAAAGTCGTAGGTACCCGCCGCGGCCGCCACGAAGCGGGCATCGGCGTTGAAGAGGACCGAGGTGTCCTTGGCCCCGAGGGGGCTCTGGCTGCGGCCGAAGGTGGGCCCGGTGGTCGCATGGGTCTCCGTGAGGTCGGAGCCATAGCGGGCCCGCCAGAGGCTCCCGTAGGCGTCCTCGCCCCGGTACCAGAAGAGGGGGTCCTGCGGCTTGGCCGCGCCCCCGGGGATGAGCTTGGTGGGCAGGATGATGCCGCCCACGCGGTGGATCAGGCTCATGTCGGCCTCGCTCTCATGGCGTAGATGGTGATCGTGGCGTCCACGATGCTCTGCATGGCCGTGGCCCCCACGGCGTCCACCTCGAGGTAGTCCCCGCTCGCGTAGGTGCGGTCGGTGCGGTCCCGCGCGTCCACGCTGGCCTGCACGGCGGCCGCGGCCAGGGACAGGTCGGCCAGCACCTGCGAGCCGTTCTTCTTCAGCTTGAAGGTGATGCCGGCGTTGACGGGAGCCGGGTTGGCCTCGACCTCCCAGTAGAGAAGGATCCCGCCGCCGAGGAGGTACTTCTTCGTGTCGCCGTTCCGGAGCCGGGCCGCGATGGTCTGCCCCACCCGGATTTCGTGAGCCTCGAAGACCGCGATGGGCACGGGGTCGATGACCGCTACGCCGGCCAGGTAGCGGTAGTCCGCGCCCTGGATCTTGCTCACCGGGTAGGTGGGTGTGCGGGCGTAGATTCGGTTCGAGGCGGCGAAGGTGGAGTTCCCACCGAAGACGTTGTAGCTCGCGGCCTCGTTGCTCTCGTAGTGGATGGGCCCTTCGATGGTGGCCTCGGACGGGCAGGACTCGACGATGCCCCCGGGGTTGGTCCCGCGGACCATGTTCCCCGAAACGAGTCCGTTGCGCGGCTTGGCGTACTTGGTCGAGTTCAAGACGTCGTCGTCGAGGTCCGTGGTGTCGTTCCAGCCGGCCCCCGCGTTGAAGGTCTCGATCTTGATCGCGTTGACCGTGGCCCCCGCGGCGTCGGACCGCAGGAGGTTATTTGCCACGATGAAGTCACGCGCGGCGGACATGTTGATCTGAGTGACGGTCCCGGTGGGGCCGTTCGGGACGTAGATCTCGTTGCCGATGACCACCGCGCCGATGGCCGGCATACCCCCCACCGCGTCGAGCTGGGCCAGGAAGATGTCGCCCGCGAACCACGCGGAGTTGGCCCCGTAGGCCCGCTCGAGGTAGTTCCCGATGAAGATGCAGTCCTTGCCCGAGAGCATGCCCACGCGGCCATGGGTGGTCCGCAGGCGGTTCCCGATGGCGACGCAGCCCGTGCAGGTGACGAACATCAGGGCGTCGTCGCCGCAGTAGTCCACCGCGTTGTAGAGCATGCGGACGTTCGTGCACTGCACGAGGTTGAAGCCGCCCTGGCCGTCGTGCCCCTCGGCGGTGGCGTTGGCGGTGGACGCCATGGCGTGCTCGCACCGCATGATCGTCCCGTCCTTCTTCACCGAGGCCGAGGCCCAGACGCTGCTGCTGTCGAGCGCCGCGAGCGAGCAGACGAAGGCCGCGGGGTCGAGCTCGGTCAGGTCAACGTGGACGCGGTCCATGAGCCACTCGCGCGAGGCGTTGTGGATCTGGACCACGTGGCGGCCGTTCGTATCGTCCGGCCCTGCGGCGGAGCGCATCTTGATCGTGAAGTTGTAGAGCACCCCCGTGAAGGAGTTGGCCGTGGCCTTGTGCGCCCCGTCGAGCGAGGTCGGCAGGGCTTCGATGCCGATGTTGAAGTAGAAGCCCTCGTAGCCCACGCCGATGGCGGACCGGAAGTCGGTGTCGAAGATGATGCCGCAGTTGCCCCCGCCCACGATGTTCGCCGCCCCGAAGACGCAGGGGTTCTGGCGGATGTTGTACCAGCGACCCGGCTGCAGGTAGAGCGTCTTGCCCGCCTCGCAGCAGTGGAGGAGCGCCTTGAGGAAGGCCACGGTGTCATCGGTTCCGCTGCCGGGGGTGCCCTTGACCGCGTCGCCCTTCGCGCCCCACCACTCGGGCAGAACGTAGTTCGAGCGGAAGGTCCCCTGGACCTTGCCCGAGCCCTCGAAGATCTGATGCGCGCCGGCGAGGAGCTCGCCCCCAATGGTCAGCACCTTGCCTGACGCGATGTTCAGCCGGCCGCCCTTGGCCGCCGCGAGGAGCACGTTCGCCGGGATGGTCGTGTTGTCCGCGACGGAAAGGGCCGACGCGCTGGCCAGCCGCAGCACCCGCTCGTCCGAGCCGATGGCCGTGAGCATGGCGGGCAGACCGGCGTGGTCGAGGCTGTTCACCTCGCGGTCGCGGAGATTCGCCAGGAAGTCGTTGAAGGCCTTGAGCGTGGGGTCGAGCGTCGCCGCGTAGGCCTTCTGCCCCGCGCCGGGAAAGGTCAGGTTGAACTTCGGATCCCGGATGGCGATCACCTGCTGGCCGGCGGCGCCGTCGAGCTCGGGGTCGCTCCAGCCCTCGGCGTTGCGCGCGCGGCACTGGGCCACGTAGGCCGCGCCGTAGTTCGTGACCGTGAGCGACGGGTTCTGGACGGCCGAGACGCCGTCCACGAAGTCTCCGTTCACCCCGACGTTGTCCGTTGAGCCCGCGGGGACGTTGAGCAGCGTCCACTCGTACTCGAGGGGGGTCCCGGTGGCCTCCGCGGTGAGGCTGCAGAGCCGCGGGAGCGCCGAGGCATAGTCGGTGATGTCCGCGCCGGTGGTGACTACGGGGATCGCCATCAGGTCACCTTCGCCTTGGTCGCCAGGACGCCCGCGAGCGCCGTCGTGAGGGCCGTGCCGGCGGTATTGACCGCCGGCCACGCCGCGGCGCTCGTGAGAGACGTGGCGAGATTCTGGAGCGCGGCCTTGAGGGTCTCGCCCTTGAGCTGCGCCTCCCCGCCGGCCGCGCCCACCTCCACGAACTTGCCCGTGGCCGGGATGAGCACGATCGTGCCGTCGGGCTTGAGCCGCACCTGGGCCTGGCCCGTGCCCTTGGTGCCGTAGATCACCACCTCGCCCGCCTCGAGGTCGCTCGGCCGGTGGGCGCGGTGGTTCACGGCGATGGCCACGGCGTCGTCCCCCTGGCCCCCGGGCTTCACCATCAGCACCTCGGCGTCCCCGAGGGGGCGCGAGGCGAGACCGTAGCTCTGCCAGAGCTCGACGTCGTCGAACATCTCGTCCTCGCTGGCCTCGACCTGGAGGAAGAAGTCCGCGCCCGTGGCCTTCACCAGCCCTCGACGCACGAGCAGCGCGATGCGGGCTCCGAAGCGCTCCAGGCGCCGCTCAAGCGTCTCCAGCCTCATGGGTAGAAGACCCCCGGCTTGCGGAGGGTGAGCTCCGTGGTGCGCCCCTCAGAGCCCAGGGCGAAGCGCCGCCGGGTGACGTAGAAGGTCCCCTGCTGGCCGGAGGGCGCGTCATCCAGGTTGCAGAGCGTGTCCACCTGCCAGAGGTGCCCGCTGTTCTCGTGGCCCCGCACCTTGGCCTCGATGGTCAGGCCGCGGAACTTCCGCTGCTGAACCTCGCGTTCGGCGACCTTCTGCGCGTGCTTGAGCTTCTGCACGTTGCCCTGGAAGAGGACGAGCGGCCGCTGAGCCAGGACCGATTCGGGCATGTCCGTGTCCTTGGCCTGCGAGCGGTGCCGGCTCGAGGGGCCGTAGTTGGCCTTGGTGTTGCCCGCGCCGCCGTAGACGGTGATCGTGCTGTACCGCTCGGCCCAGCTCTCGGTGACCTGCAGCGAGAGTACGTTGTTCGTGGGGGTGAGCTTCTCCTCCCGGGTCAGGTTCGAGAGGGTGTAGATCGGCTTCTGCGCGTAGTTGGGCTTGGCAATGATCCCCGTCCCGTCGGCCGCGCACCAGATGAGCTGGTGGGCCTTGGCCGCCGCCCGCGAGAGGATGTCCCACGGCGTCTCGCCCGGCTCCACCTTCACCGAGTAGAGGAGGTCGGCCTTCAGCTTGGCCAGGTTGGCCTCGGCTGCCGCGAGAGACTTGCCATCCTCGAAGAACGAGACGAACGGCTCCCGGGCGGCCTGGCGCTTTGAGAGCTCAGCCTCCACCGCCGAGACGGCTTTCTCATCACCGGTGAAGAACGCGCGCAGTTGCT